CTACAGTTGCCATCAAATATGTGAAACCACTGTCAAGATTAAAGAATCGTGTTCTACAAGCACTAGATGATTGATGTGCCGCTTCATCCACAGAAGTAAAAGGTAATCCAGTAATGGAAACTGTATTTGCTGAAAATGTATTTGAACCATCAAGTTGCATATAAACAATAATATTAACTAAATTTCCTACTTTTGTGTAGTAACATTTTCTGTAAGAATAATTAAAACTAGAACCAATAGAACTAAAAGCTAAATCAGCAGTTCCTTCTTCATAATCGTCAAGTAGATTAGATGCAGTAGCTGATGTAACACCAAGATGTATACCAGCACTTGATTGTCCAAGAATAATATTACCACTAGAATTTACATCTAATAAGACACTTGCATCTTGTTTTGATAATCTAAAATGATTGTCTGCGGCAGCTCCTAAAAATACTCTACTACTTGTACCATTTTGCAAACCAATTCTCTGGACAGAATTACCTTGTAATATCATTTTATGGTCATCACCACCTGCACCTAAATGAAATGCTTGATCTGCATTTGTCGGATCAGATTTACGAACTAATAGCCTATCATTACCACCATCAATAAAAAGCATATTAGCATCACCATTAGATTCAACTCTAAAATCTACATCAGCACTATCTTCATTAAAGACTGCACCACCATCTTGAGTTAATGCACCATCAATATCCACCACATCAAGGTTAGCAGTGCCATCTACATCAATATCACCTGCTAAATCTGCATTAGTTATTACGTTTGATATATCTCTTGCTCTTGTCATTATGCACTCTCCAATGCTGTAATTCTAGCTTCTAATTCTTGTATAGTTTTTACCAGTAAAGGTACAAGTTTGCTTTGGTCTATACCTTGATATACGTTTTCAGTTCCAGTTTTTGTCCATGTTTCGTTATTTTCAGTATCTGCTCTCTCTTGTGGTGCTTTTTCATGTAAAACTTTTCCATCTTTATCTTTGATTATTCCAATATCTAATGTGCCATCTTTAACACCATTAACTGATGAAGGCACAACATTTGAAACTTCATGTGCTAAGAAACCATCTTGTGTAGTATTATCATCATCTTCAATAAAATTAAATCTACAAGGTTTAAGTTGTTTTAATCGTGTAGTTGCATCAAAATCATAAGTCACATTTTCTTTTAATCTGTAGTCAGATGATGTATTAAATGAAGTTGAAGTACCACTTTGACTTATTGAACCAACAACAGTTCCACTTGCATTTAAGAAGTTTTGAAATATTCCACTAGTATTACTACTATTGTTATTTTTTAATGAAATATGAGTATATGCTGAAACATTAGATTCTATGTTTAATCTAGCTGTTTGTGCTGTTGAAAAGATACCTACATTAACACCAGTAATTTGCATTATTTGTGTTGTATCATTTGCATTAAATGTTAGAGCATCAGAAGTTTCGTTATTTTGTACTCTATAATATTGAGTACGACCATCATTTGATAATATAAGAGATGCGTTAGTACCACCTGCAGTAGGTTCTATATGTAATTCACCATCAGGACTTGCAGTTCCTATGCCAACTCTACCACCCTCTGAACTATCAATTCTCATAAATTCCGTAATAGAGCCACCATCGTTACCAGAAAAAACAACATCTTTATCTGATACACGACTTGATAATATTACATCTCCACCATTTGAACTAAGGATTAATCTTCCAACTTCTGTTCCAGCATCTTGTAAACTAATAGTTCCTCCATCTGCATCAAGATTGATATTTCCTGCAACATCAAGTGTAAGATCACCACTTGATAAATCTATCTCCGATCCATCAATAGTTATGTTATCTACTGTAACACCACCATTAGCTGTAAGTGATCCACCACTAATAGCACCAGTAGTTGTAATCGTACTTGAGCCTACATCAATATTTCCAAATCCACTTGTGATTGACCCAGCATCTAATGCACCAGTGCCAGTTATGCTAGTATATGATCCACTTACTCTAGCTACTGGCACTGTGCCTGATGCTAAGTTAGAAGCATTTAATGTTGCAACATTAAATGTGCCAAACGTAACAATATCGACTACATCACCATTAGATAATGCACTAGCAAAAACAACAGAAGTTCCTGATGTTACAGTAACATCTGTGCCATTGACCATCTTGACACCATTTAAGTATACATCAAGAAAACCTGCATCATATGCTAAAGTATTACCATTAGCTTCTGCAAAGCCAGTTCCAGATGCACCAGTTAATGTTGTTGGTGTACCAGTTATATTATATGTAAATCTCTCTGATGTACCATTGACAGTAGATCCTGCCGCCGCCCAACCACTTGATTTATAAACCTTCAATTCATTTGCTGTAGTATCAAAATACAAGTCACCTACATCTAAAGAAGAACTTGGTGCTGAACTTGCTACTCTATATCTTTCAGCAAAGCTATTAACTCCTGATACATTATTAGCAACAGTAGTAACATTACTAGATATACCTGCTACTGTAGCAATATTTCCAACTACACCACTAGCACCTAATGTTGCCATATTAGTTACGTTTGCTGAAGTAGCTAATATATCCATATCAGTAACAACAGCACTTGTACCTAACAAACTCATGTCTGTAACTACTGCACTAGTGCCAAGCAATCCCATAGCTGTGACATTAGCAGAAGTACCAAGTAATCCCATTGCAGTAACATTAGCAGAAGTTCCTAAGAAACCCATATCTTCGACTACTGCACTTGTGCCTAATAACCCCATAGCTGTTACATTAGCCGAAGTTCCTAATACACCCATAGCTGTTACATTATCTGATGTAGCTAGAATTGCCATATCATCTGTTATTGTTGTATTAGCTAATTGTGCTAAATCATCAATAATTGTTGTATTAGCTAATTGTGCCATATCTGCAATAACATCTGTAGTAGCAAGTAAAGCCATGTCTGCTACAACATCAGAAGTTCCAAGCAATGCCATATCAGCCACAACATCACTAGTACCTAACAATCCCATAGCTGTTACATTAGCACTTGTACCTAATATACCCATTGCTGTTATGTTTGCACTAGTAGCAAGTAAACCCATATCTTCAACTACTGCGGAAGTACCTAACAAATTAATAGATGAAGTAACATCAGCTAAACTTTGCACAGCAGTAATAGTTGGTCCTGCTTCAGCCGCTCCAGTAGTAGCATTAAATCCTAATACTGTACCTTTTCTTGATGCAAGTAATGGTAACTCCATAGACACAGCACTATCAGAATCTTGTAATCTTATTGCTCGTGAGGCTGAGTCATTAAAATCAGACTGTATTGCAGTCACAGTATCAAGTTCAGTATTTAGTTTAGATATTTCAAAAGCACCTGAACTTGGAAAGTCTGTAGTCCGTGACAAAGGAATTGCTCTTGTGATGACAACAGTACTGCCACCAGTAGCACCAGTGACAGAAGTAGTTACAGTTCCAGTAGAACCACTGCCACCACTTACAGTATATAATGTTGTATTACTTGTACTTGCATCAAAAGTACGTTCAGTATTATCAACAAAAACATTTAAGTCTGTTGATCCAGTAAAAAATACGAATGGTACAGCAAATGAGGTTTGAGTTGCTCCCTGACTTACTGTGTAACTCACTCGTGGTGTATTTGCACTCAAAGCTATAGTCATATCTTACCTTTACTAGTTTTTATTACAAATGTCCATCAATAAGTTGCTCTACCTAATGCTCTAAGATCATCATCTAAACCCATTAATCCTAGTACTGGAAAGTTATATGACAATCTTTTAAGACCTTCAGGTGTTTTATCAGTCATCATTTCATGTGCGGCAAGTATCCATTCTCGATACATACTTGGTGTTGCACCTGCAAATCCAAATGCCAAATCCCAACCAGTAGCTTTATATCTTCCTTTTAACCATGACGTATCAGGATCATGATAACCTGAAGCTATTGCGGCTTCAACACCTTTATAAGCTAGATCACTATAGATACCAGTAATACCTGAATAATCTACCAATCTTGTCATTAGTTCAGGATAGTCTTTATCTTCAAACCACCAACTAGGTTTTCTCATTGCTAGTGTAACATAAGCCATACCAAGTAAAGCAATAGCACCACTTAATCTATATTTTTTATTTGGATCAAACATTGCCCTAGTAATACGTTGATTAGCGGCAAAAGCAAAATTATAAAATTGGAATGGAAATGCCATTACTCCAGACTCTATTCTAGCAATAGGATAACGATAGCTACCATCTCTTTGTAAACCTACAGATGCCACTGGATCAGGCTCAATGCCATATCTTCTCATATAAGGTTTCCATTTTTTAAAAACAAATCCATCAGCAAATGTAGGTCTGTCAAAAGCTGTGGCGTGCATAATTGTATTACGAGAAGCATTATTTAAATATGTCTGCATAAATGTTTTAAGTTCTCTTTCTGCTTTTGTTTTTGTACTCCAGTTACCTAAGTTAAGAAGAGGCATATCAGTATCAGTAAACTCCCAAGCACCTCCATCTAATAAACGTTTAGCTAACTTGTCATCAATACCGTATCGCTGTAGTTCCATTAGTTCATATTTATCTAATGAATTATAATTTTTAATTTGTTTGTAAAACTTTGGTATTCTAATAGCGGCATCAATTAGTTTACCAACCATTGTAATTAATGCTAACCCATTAAATTTATAGAAATAATTTTCCATAGAATCAGCAGTTCTTTCAAATTTACTAATCTGTAATGGTCTTAATAAATCATTTAAAAACCTTGTATGTACTGTTTTCTTTGCTAAATCAACACCTTCATTAGAATGTTGTAAATCTTTTGCATTGGCTTTTATTCTATCAAAATTACCATCAGTAGCACGAAAAACAGTTCTTAATACATTACCTAAACCATGCTCAAGTATTGGCATTGCCACTGTTTCTGTAAGTGATGTTATACCTGCACTTGTAAGATATGCCATACCTGCAAACTTTTTAGATATTCTAGCAAAATTTGCGTCCCATCTATCAGGATCACGAGTCATTTGTCCTGCAACTCTTTGATAATCTGCAATAAAGTCAGATTTAATATTTGCTATTTGTTTATCAGTAGCACCATCTTTAATTAATATTTCTTCTATTCTATCTACTAAATATTCAATATCATCATCACCAAATTTTCTAGCATATTCTATTCTAAATGCCATCATCTCAGCATATTTAGTAAAAACTGAATTATCTTTAATCATAAAGTTACGAACTTTATATTCAGGAATGTTAGTAGTACGAGCCATAATATGTTTTGCTTTACCAACTCGAAGTGGTGTATTGTATCCATAAGGATCTAAGCCATTATCCTTAATACTATTAACTGTTTCTTGTGCATACTTTCTAGCTTTATCAATAGTATCAATACCTATATCCTTATAACCCTTACCAGTCCAAACAGTAACAAATCTTTGCTCTAAAAAATGACTTGTGAATATATTTACAAGTTCTCTTTCATTTGCTTTACTTGCATTTATTTTAGCAACGTCATAATAGATTGGCATTCTATAGTTTTTTCTTGTTGGCTGATAACGTTCAGCAAATGCCAATCTATCTTTTAACTTGTTTCTATTGATAGCTAATATTTTTCTAAATGCAGGATCTTTTTCAAGTTCAACTCTAATGTCATAATCATCTATACGTCTTTGAAGAGCAGGAAACATTGCCTTTGCTGTTGATCTATCAACAAATGCACCTGTGTCTTGTGCAAGTTGATCAAAATATTTATTAAATGCTTCTATTTTTCTAATAGCTTCTTTTTTAAATTCAGGTAGTTGTGGGTAATATTGTGCTTTCCACTTATCATCACTCATTAAAATATTTAATTCAACGACTTCATCAATAAATTCTTGTGGTGATGGATATTTATTTGAGCCAGTAATAGAATTTATGTATGCTGTCTTTGGTGTTTTACCTAACATTTCTTTAGCTTTGACGTATGGAGTTACCATATCGATACCCATAATCTCACCAGTACCTTCTGTCTTTTGTAATTCATTCATATAGATTTTACGAAGGTCTTGTTCAAGTTCTATACCTTTACCATTATGTACATTTTGCATTGAGTCTATAGATCTAATCGGCGCACCTTCTACTGGTACACTTGCATTATAAGCAATATCTAAGTGCATCTTTTTTATTTCATCAGGAACTTGATAGCCATCATAACCAAATATTTGTAATCTTCTTGAAGGTAATAAATAGTTTGCAAAACTAAATCTATCTATAGTATCTTCTTTTAGTCTTGTATTCTCTGCAAATTGTCTTGAAAAGTCATTAGCTTCTGTAGTTGCTTTATCTCTTACCTCTGTGTCACCTAAGTTATCATAAGTTTTTTTATTAGGATTTTTTCTTTTAACATATTTCTGTCTTAATTTTGCATATCGATTAGCTACACCTCTAGCACCACCACCAAGCATACCTGAAAAAATAGTATTACCTGCTATATTTACAGTAGTTTCTGTTGCTGTATTATAAGGATCAAATGGTCCTCGTATTAATTCTGAACCTACCCCAAAAACAAAACCTACCTTTGCAGATTCTTTTGCCACACCAAAAGCATTTTTAGCCGCCCACGCCGCACGAATACCCTTGTTAAATACTGGGTGAAAGAAAGCTATGTTTAATGGATCTACTACACCTGCAACTAAATGTGATGTGATACCTGCTCGTTCAAACATTTTTCTATTATTATCAATAGCTTGTAAGGATTGCTTAATGTAGTTGTAATGATTTAGATTCTTTGCTCTTGATAGTTCATCAACATAAGCAAAGTCATCATTATCTTGTACTGTTTTTCTGAAGTCAAAATCTTCATCATACTCTTGATCGTTAAAAGCAAAATACTCTTGTGTGTAATGTGTGATAGGTAGCCATTGATATTTAAATCCTGCCGAAACTCCTGAAAAAAAATCAGGGTCTACTTTACCTTCTTGATCAGGATATATAAAATGTAATGGCTCTATACTTTGTAATCCTTTTGGTACAAAGTCTGTATGCTCCGCCATTAATCAAACTCCTCATCTAAGAAATCTACATTATCTCTTATCATAAAACCTAGATCACTAGCACGAGTTCTTACTCTTGATTTAGTTTGATAGTATAATGGGGTTTTAGTATTACCAAACTCACCAGTGTTATAAACCTGATGAAACCCTGCAAGTTTAAAGAAATAGTTTCTTTCGTCCATAGACTTTGCATTCATAGCATTTTGAACTGCTTTATAATATTTTGGAAATCCTCTATCAGGATCTTTTAATCTATCATGCCCAAACTGATATGAAAAGTCTATCAATGCACTCTTTCTTCTTTTATGTAACCTATCAAAGTTTGGAAATTCTTTTTTATATTGTTCATATATTTTATACATTTTATTATTAAATACTTTAGTAGCGGCAATTCTATCAATCAAAATAGGTTTTCCAAACTTAAACTCGTTTACTTTTTTTAGTAACTGATCTTGTGAATACTTATCTTTTTTTAATAACCATTGTTGTAATTCTTTTAGTCTGCCTACTTGTGTTGGATCAAACATTTTATAATCATCTTCTGTCAAAAACTTTACATTAAAGCCAAAACCAACTGATATTGTATCTCTATCTCTATATACCTGACTCCTAAATCCTTCATGATTTGCTGTTGTTTGTACTATATTTTTTATAGTTTCTTGTACGTCAACAGCAACATCAGGTGTCATTATATCAGCTAATATTGCCTTTAAGGTATCAGGCAAAGTTAAATTATTAACTGTAAAGTCTGTTATACGTTCCCATAAAGGATTATCATAACTATCTCTTCTTAGTAACTCTTGATAACCTTGTGGATCATTTCTAAATAATTCTGTATCTGGTATAAATATTTTATTAGGTAAACCTTCTTCTGCGGAATCTAATTTATCTAAGAATTTATCTAACCTTGTAGGAAAATCACCCCTTGGTATATGTAAATCTTTATATGCTTGTTGACTTTTAAATGCAGGTAGAAATTGTCTTGGAACATTTCTAAGTTGCTGTTCTCTTATTTCTTGAGCCGCCTTACCTTCTGCTGTTGTTGGTTCTATTGGACCACTAAAAAAATCTTGAAACTCTGGACTCAATAAGTTTGGCAACTTAAATATATTAAGATCCTCAATCAGTTTGCCAGTAAATGCTTTTTCACCTATAATTTTTTTGGCTCTATTTATTACCTCTTCATTTAGTTTTTCTGTATTAATTTCATGCTTTGATATGCCATATGCTTTTTCAAATTCATCAGTTGTAAATTCTACTGCTGTACCTTCTATTTGTGATGGCAGTATTTCTCCTTGTTTATTTACAAATGTATATCTTTGATTTCCATACTGTGAGTTGTTGGCATCTCCTAACAACAAAACATTTTCACCAAGTTTAAATCCTTCACCAAATTCATCATTTATTAATTCTTGTGTAAAATTTAAGAACTTATTGTGCAGTTTATCTGTTTGACCTATATATTTTTTCTGTGGTGTTGTATATGTTTTACCAGTATTATTACCATTAAAAACATCATAGATTGTAGGATCTTCTATATATAAACCTTTATATGTTTCTTTAAGTACATTAACTAAATTACTTTGACTAAACTCTACTGCTTCATCATCAGGAGTCTTAACTGATTTATAATATAAAAGTTTTTCAACATAACTATCTAACTGGCTTCTATGTTGTAAAGGAATCTTAGCTAATTCAAAAATAGCATTCACACCTTCTTTTACAGTGCCAACTTTTTTATCTGAAAAATCAAATGTACTAAGAGTATTCATAACAATAGCTTTATAAGTGTCAGGGTTATCGGTCTTTGTATAATATAAACTATTAGCTTTAGTTATATCATTACCATTGACTCTAGCTATCTCATTAATAAATTCATATTTCTTATACTCTGTATCATATCCCTGCAATCTTCTTTTCTTTACACCATCTGATCCAGTAACATAAGCTAAGTTATTCCAAGCATTTAATTCTCTTGCCATCATATTATTCTTTGTAGCCAGTGGTAAGTTTCTAAATGCAGGTAAGTTCATTGTATTTGTTTGAAACAAATCATCTAATGTAGATGGCAGTACTGGTGGAATCGATAACATAGTAAGCATTTTACTATATGTATCATTATTCATAGAATAAAATGTTTCGTTATTTAAGGGTATTTTAAGTTCATTACCTATGGCAGTATTTAAATTATCTCTGTTTGTTTTATTGTTATCAAGATATCCTGCATTACCTACACCTAAGCCATTTAACATAGATTGCATATTCAATACATTTTGTTCTTTACCAAGATTAGTTCGTCTTTTTGCAAAGTCACCTGCACGATTAGATATGTGCTGTGTCATTACATTTATATCTGTTCTATTTGCTTCAATACTTGTTGAAAGTTTTTGAAACTCTTTTAACTCTTTCATTGTTACTGTGCCTTTAGATGCACGAATAACTCTTGCAAAATAATCAGGTGAAGCCTTTTGATTTTGTGATATTTCTTCAAGATCTTTAGCGGCTAAATCATTTCCATTTAATCTATCTAATATTTTATTAGACGTTCCTACTAAGACTGCTCTTCTTAATTCTTCATATAAGGCTAGTTTTGCAGGACTTTTTAAATACCCATTGCTTTCTAAATTTTCAATAGCCTTATCAAATTCAGGTTTTATAAATTCATATTCTTCAGGATATAATCGATTTACATTTGTAAACTCTTTTATAGCATCAAATTGTAATGAAGCCGCTTCATCTTTTTCTTTCTTAATAGTATCATTTAATATTTTATTAGAATGTAGTATTTTTTTATTTGTTACTTTTTGAAGAAACTCAGGTATATATTCATCTAGTCCATTTTTCTTAAAGGCATCTACAAATCCATCTATAGTTCCTTGTGCCTCTCCATCAAACCTTTCTTTATTAAAAGGATTTTGTGCATGAAGCTCACCAAACTCCTTTGTCACTTTATTATTTAATAATCCTGAAAACCTTTGTGCCAATACAGCTTTAGCTGACTTCTCACCTACAGCAGTAAAGTCTGTGGTTTGTACTTTTTCTAAACTTAAATTACCATGTTTATCTTCTATTGGTAATGTTTTAGCAGTATTTATATCTCGTTCAATAGCATCAGCTTTTGCTTCTTCCCATGCAATTTTTTGTCCTGCCGCAAATAGTTTTGCTGACTGTACTGCCGCTTCTTCTGCACCAGTATTTACTGGCACTACACCCACTGGTTGGTTTCTATATGTTGTTCTTTTAGATTTTATAAATGCCATTATGTTATCTTACTTGCTCCATATGCTGTATTGAGTATTGTTTGGTAACCCATCATGCGATATGATTTTGCTTTATTCTGTCCTTGTAGTAAAGCCATCTGTGACTTTTGTGCAAGATTAGATTGCTCCATACTACCTTGTAAAGCTAGTCGTGTTGCTGTTTCGGCTGTATCTTTTTTAGCTCTTTCTTGAATTTTTTTAAACGATCTATCTGCACCAGTATCTCTTCCTGATGTACCTGCTAACACCATATTAGTACCTTTGAATGTTTCAAGTTGTGACATAATTTGATTATGTTCTTGCAACTTTACTAAGGCTCGTTGTTTAGCTTGTGTTTTAATTCTTCTTGCAGTTAATGCCGCTTCTTGTTTAGCAATACGTCCTGCTCTATTCATACGAGATGCAGATAAAAAACCTGAAGCAATATATAAAGCGGTAGTTGGTTCCATTTAAAAAGCCACCTCTACTATCATTCCGTTAATCTGTAAATCCAAAGGAAAAGACTGTGATACTATTACTCTAGGATCACGACTATATCCTAATAATCTAAACTCTTCTTTACCAGTTACAGCAGATCTTTCCATCAAGCCACCAGTTACAGTATCCGTTGTATTCCTTATAACCAAATCTCTACTTGTTGATGTTGTACTTGGTCCTTGCACACTAACAGCAAGTGTTGAATGTAAATCTAATATGACTTTAGGTATTTGTCTAGGCTCTCCAGTTAAAGGTCCACCTTGTATAGCCGCATCTATAGGTAAAGTTTTAAGAGTAGGAGTAAAAGCATATCCTATAAATGCCTGACTTAATCCACTCTTTACAGCACTAGCATCTATTTCACCACTTGCTACTGTAAACTCACCTAAGAAATCATTACCATTTGTAGCTTTAACTACTGCATTATTACTAAAATGTGATGTTAAACTTCCAAATACACTAGCACTTCCACTAAATGTATCACAAAAATCCATTGGCATATCTTCTTGGAACTCTTCTAAAAATAATTCTGTAGAGCCTCCACCATCATCTCTAGCACAAACTACAAATAATCTTTCATGTACTGAACAGATACTGTGCCATAATCCTTGTGTATCCCAAAGACTCCACCCTGCTTTTTGATCTCCTCTTACAGAATAAAACACAGCTATAGTGCCATCATTATTTATAAGAAAAGCATAAGACTCACTTCTATTCAATGCACCTTTTATAGATGTTTGTTGTACTGGATCTAATATAAGATGTGGTGCAAGACCTGATACAGCAACAGAAGTATATGCCGCTTCTGCATCAGTAAATAAAAACTCTCTTAATGCACTACCAGTTTTCTGTATAAACAAAGTTGCACCATCAAATACTGTAGGTTTTACAAAACTAGAACCAAAAGGTGTCTGCCTTCTAATCTGTGCATTAGCAGGTGTCACTGGTTTATTGGCTACAGTAGGAATAAACAACTCAGCACCAGTAGTAAATATTTGTAAATCTCTATTAGATACTAAATGTCTAATAGAAAATATCTCACCTACATTAGCAGTAAGATCTAAAGCATCATTATCTTCAGCATCACCTATATCAAAGTTAAAAAACAAACCTGACTTACTACCCCATATACCATCAGGCTGTGACAAAGTGCCACCAAACCAAAGTCTATTTTGATGAAATGTAACTGCCGCAGGATAGCCTCGAAGAGCAGAATAACTTTGCTCACTAAACTCAGTAGTAGCCGCACCAGTTACAATGCGAGGACTACCACCACCAATAGCACTAGATGTAGCAGTCGCACTACCACCTGCTGTAAATTCAAATGTGTTTTCATCAGGAACAGCAGTAATCTGTCTTGCACCATTTATATTACTATTAGCTATACCACCTACTGCACCTGATCTTTCAAAGGTAACTGATGCTCCAACAGCTAAACCATGCAAGGCTTTTGTTACCCTTACTGTGCCACTACCCTCAAAAGTTTTAATACTATCTATTTCTAGTTGTTGTCTTAATGTGCCACCTACAGTTGCAGTTACTTGTGTAGCACTTGTAAATCCAGTTATTCGACATCTTGTTTCACCTACTAATAGATCTACACCTACATGACCAGATACAAAGTAATCTGCTGATGTAGTCAGTGTTACACTTCCAGTAGTGCCACTTGCAGTTATAGTCATGCCTAATGGCTGAAAACTAAAGTATGGCTGAAAGATATCATTACCATCTCTTGATGTATCAAAGTTAAATGTAGACACAGTAAATGTAGTAAGACCAGTTCTTTCTAATATTCTAGTCTGAAATGTATTATGACATATAAACATTAGATCACCTTGCTGTGCAAAAGTAATCTCTTCAAGATATGATGCTGATGTCGTATTGACTAACCATGATTGACTAGTAAGCGATTGTATAGATGACACAGTGCCATCAGTAGGACTAATCTGAAATATCTCTATTCTTGTATTGCTAAATGCTATTATGTATTTTTCATCATCTGAAAATATAAAAGGTTCTATTCTCACACTCTGTCTAAGACTAGCCAATGCAGTAAATGCAGGATTACTACCAAAGTTATGTATTCTTTTTGTACCAGTTCTTTTTTTTAATCCACCTTCAGATCTAATAAAAAAATTTCTTACCTGCTCACCTGCATTAGTATATACTTTAGTATCTGTCCTAGATGTTAAAGAAGGACTTATCTCTCCAAACTGAAAGTTATTTAATGGCACTCTTACTCTAGCCATTTAACTTCTCCTATTAGAAATAAATCTTGATGTAACTAATTTTCTTGTTGTTTGTTGTTGTGCATCTATATTTCTTGCTTTAGCCATAAGTTGATTGGCTTTTGTTTCCATTAACTGCATAAGTCTATCATCTCTAGCTATTGATGTGGCAAAGATAGATGCCAATGAATACTGTAGTGCTAAAGAAAAGTATGATGGAAAATCAACTTCATCTGCTCTAAATGTAAAATCTGCAACTAATGTATCTGATGAAGTGCTATCACTAAATACTTTGTCACCATATACTGTAAAGTCAATTAATCTGTCATTTATTGTTACACCATGTAATACTAAAAGATTACTAGGTAACTGATGTGCTATATCAAACCTGCCAGTAGGTACATCTGATAATTGATTAAGTACAGCTTGTTCTGTAGCAAATCGCCATCTTGCTGTAGAGAGCATGGCTCTTACTGTATCTTCATACATATTAGTCGCTACTAAAGCCTCAGTACTAGAAGAGTCAAATGAAGTAATAGGCTCTGCACCAATAAGAACTAAGGCTCTTGATGCTATATCTATTGCTGAATTTGCTCTTGTACTTGCCATATAAAGATAGGGGGATTGCTCCCCCTACTCCTAATCTCCGTCTGTTTCTGCAACAGCAGTACCATCTGAAACGTCTACAGTAGTACCATTGTTTGATAAGACAGTTACAAAGTTAGTTGTTGGTGTATTCGTATCTTGCACAATCACCAAGTCACGAACATTTAACATATTTATAGATTCACCAGTAAAATAACCTGCTGAGTTTACAGTAGCTATTGTATCTGTAGTTTGATAAATCCATAAGTTAACACCACTTGCTCCACCAATTCTGTGTAAGCCACTTGCACTATAAGCCATTTAAACCTCCCTTAATTATTATCAAGAAGTTCATAGACACCATTGTTATCAATAACAACAGCACCCATAGACATCATTGAGGTTGCTAAATGAGATACTTTTTCTGCAATGTAGTTTAGTTCTGTACTTACATCAGCACCGATACCTAAACCAACAGCAGTTGTATGGTATGCCATATTCTTACCTGCTGTGATAGCCGCAGTAGAAAAGATCTTAAATCCTAAGAACTCTTTCATTGTCATGCCACCTGCAAAAGGTAAGTTCTGCTCACCAACAAAGTCTGATGATGCAAACTCAGTTATATTAAATAAGTCAGCATATCCCTTTGGGTGCATAGCAATATATCTGCCACCATCTTCTGGAATGTTTGCAGTACCAAAAGTTTCAAATACAGCTAACAAATCTGCCTTTTCAACAGCAGAACTAGTGTCATGTATCTGTGTACTATTAGCACCTGAATCCATTGCAGTATAAAGCAACTCGTCAGTTTTTCTTCCAAGAGCCGCCGCCGCACTTGTTGCCACAGCTTGTCGCTCATCTATATTGGTCTTTAGCTCATCTAACTTATCGATAAACTCTGCGGCAAAGAAGTCCTGCATTGTTACATCTACAGTTGTATGTGCTAGTTCCATTGGTGTTACTTGTCCATTTCGAGATTTAGTACTCGCAGTTCCAGTACCAATTTTCTGAAACCTTGCTGTATTTCCTGATACATTTGCTACAGTACGGACAGTATTTCTTAATTTACTACCCATTCTTTGATAAGCTAAATGCACTTCGGTCTCGAACTGGGTAATAAAGGCTGTATCTATTGTATTAGCCATTTCAGTTCTCCACTAAAAAGTTAAAGTTACATTTTATCTAGTTATCCAATGTTAGCTTCATCTAGTTATCCGTTAGGGCTATCAGCTACAAACTGGGCTATATTCTTTATTTACCAAAATTTTTTCGCCTTTGCAACGTACAAATCGCAAAACAGCAAAACCATTTATCATTATAGGCTGTTCTATTACTTCAAAGCCTATATAATCTAACCATTGTAATGTCTTTGCATGGTCAGCAGGTACTACATTTTCTAGCTGATAATACTTATTTTGAAAGTAATCTACTACTGGTACACACCATTTCAGAAACTTTCTTTGTATTTTATGTATATCATATGTACCTAATGCCCATATTTTACCAATCATATTATCAATTATAGGATTGCAACCAAAGATAAATGCAGGTTGTCCATCAATCATAACAGTAAAAGATTCTCCATTAGGCTCA